TTTCACAGTGTGTATTAGTCACATAAAAATGGCTCTACTCCTTGTGGCTCTAAGGATGAGCTAAGCTGTATAATAGGGTTGTTCCCGTGGAACAAGAAAACCACCAGGTGAGTGAATAGGGAGCAGGTGATGTATTACTTAGTGAATGAATATTTAATTATTAGCTCGGAGAGTTAATGATTAAATGTTTATGAACTTAGTAATACACAAGAGAGATGAGTGTAACGAAATCTCTTGCGTAGTGTTTATACTCACAATGGGTAATATGCATAGACACAGAAAAAGACCACAGAGGATATAGTCCCTATGGTCTTTATTTGTTTTACTTAGTGAAATTGAATGAATGATTATGGAATAATCGTTCATGAAATGAACTTAGAAAAACACAGGGTAAGCCGTGTAGCGGCTAGGGGTGTAACCCCTATTGAGCTACTGGTCACAGAGAATTAAAACACACAATGCACACAGAGTCCTTATAAGGTTCATTTAGCCCCAATGACGATAAATTTTAAGAGTAAAAGAAAATAGCCCCCTTAGGAGCTACTTTTTAAAAAATAGTATAGTATGCCTTAAGCCCGAAAACCCAAATGCTTAGTTACTTGTTACTAAGCGTTTGAGTACTTCAGTTGCTTGAGCTGATGAACTGTTTTCTTTAGCCCTGTACCAGCTTTCATTCAGGGGCAAGCCCCTAAGCCAAGCAGGCTAAACCCCCAAAGCGAAAAGCAACTCGGACGTTCAACTCCGTTGAACGAACCTCATTGACTTTTCTCTTTGCTTCTTTCTCTTTTATAGTATACCACAGAATTAAAAAAATTCAAGCACTTTTTATGTTAAATTTTTGTTACATGGTAAAAAATGCTGAAAAGCCTTGAGCCTCAACGGTTTACAGCTTTGGACAAAATGTACAAAAGTGTCCAAAAAGTCCTCTTGGGGTCTTGACAAGAAAGTTAAGCATGCTTAATTTTTTGTATATTATTTTAGGAAAAACGGCATTTTTATCAAAAAATTCTTAGCAATACAACCGTGTGTGTCATGGCTAAACAAATTATTATGCAATCACGAGGAGAAAAGGCTCTAGAAGCCCGTAAAGAGCTTTTAGCACTTGCAAGGGAAGAACATAATAAACTATCTAGATTATAATTAGACCTGTGTTCTACGTGTGTTATAATAGGTTTAATTAGAAAGGAACTGCTATGATGTTTTTAAGTTTAGACCTTTCCACACGTAGTTCTGGCTTTGCTGTGTATGATGGTAAACACCTTATGAGCTATGGTACTATTAAATCAGCAGATAAAGACTACCTTGTTAGAGCCAATGAGATGGCTGATGGTGTGAAAGAGCTTTTAGAAAAATACCCAGACATTTCTGTTGTCATTGTAGAGGAGCTTAAAGTAATCTCTAACCAAAAGATACTAGCTATGCTAGGTATTCTACAAGGTATGGTGCTTAGAGAGTGTGTAGGACGTGATATACAGCTTGTAGCCCCTACAGTGTGGAGAAAACCATTCCATCTTAATGGTAAGCGAACAGCAGCAAAGAAAAAGGCAATTAAACTCTGTGAACAACACAATCTTGTGGTTAAAAATGATGATGAAGCAGAAGCAATAATTATCGGAAAATTCTTTCTATCATCACTTGACAAATTAAAATAATGTGATATAATAGAATCATCCTAAAATATTCATAATGTTTTAAGGTATTTCCTAATTCATTTTATTTTTCCTATATAATAGTTTTGTTAGTGTAAGTAGTACAATGTTAGTACATCAGTTATCTGAAGATTTAGGTTAGATTCCTAACTTACACTTTACGTTTGCCAGACGTGATTGAGTTCTAACATTATAAGTTCAAAGCTACTCTCGACAATGCTTAGATGAAAGACTTATTAAGTTAAGCGCTCTACACTACATGCGTGCGTGTAGAAGAGAATATTGGGACTAAAATAGTCCCTTATGCCCATATGGTGAAGCGGTAAACACCGTAGTCTGCAAAACTACTACCGTAGGTTCAAATCCTACTATGGGCTTGGTACTGTTAAGTATGAGTACATGGAGACAAATAAAAAGGTCTCCATATATTCCTATAGCACAACTGGATAGTGCATTGGTCTTCTAAACCAATTATCCGTGTTCGAGTCACGGTGGGGATATTGGGAGTTGTGCAGCATAATTGCTCCCGATCTAGTTGAAGGATACGTGTTGGTTTACTTACATTATTTATCTCTCCTTTATTAATAAAATAGGTTATCACACTGGGTGTGGCTTAATGACGACAAAGCTTTGGGGTTCAATTCCCCTTGTGATAGTATAAACTTAACGCTAAGGCAGGTATGTAAATTGGTAAATAAACAGAATAAACTTTACTCAGAAACTATGAGAGAGCTTAGCTTACTTGATGAGGAAAGCTTAAAGTTATATGCCATGCGTTGGAATTTAATGGATACAGACCCCACTTTAGTTAATAAAGTGGGTCTTGTTGCTTTTGAGAGTATTGGAAGTCCAACAGCTGTGCAAAGAAATGCTTTATTACAAATTCTTGCTTCATTTGATGATTCAATTGAACGTAAAGAATGGGCTGACCGCATTGAGGGTAAAGCTACTCAAACTACTATGAATATCAACCATGACACTAAGGAAGATATTAATACACTTAAAGACTATACTAGAGAAAAACTAGACGAACTATTTAACGGTATGGAGTAAAGATGAACACACAAGAAGAACTATTTGAGCAACAGTATGGTGATTTTTATTCACTCCTTGTGGAGTTTATTACCACTGTTTATGAAGCAGGGCTAGGTACTTCAGACACAGAATACGTTATTAATAAAATTATTGAAGAATTGTCTTATATCTATTCTCATTCTGTGCAAGCAGAGTTTGATAGCATTCTAAAGGAACTAGAAGTTGATAACGACTCTGTGAAAAGAGGTACAGTTCAAGGTTTATCTGTGGTATATGAAAAAGAAAATAGAGATAGACTTGTGAATATTTTAAAAACTCATGCTGAAAACATTAGTTCTTCTATGAAAGAGGGTCTAAGCCTATCAGATATTATTATTTACTTCCTACCAGATATGGTTACTTTAGCCATGTCAGAAGTCCATATTGCAATTGAAAGAGCATCTGTGTATGCAGGTAAGACTCTACAACGACTAACAGGTATCAAAATCTATAAGGTTTGGCACAGTGTGAATGATGAACTAACTTGTGAGATATGTAAAGCCCTAGATGGAACTGTTGTAGGAGTTGTTGAAACATTTGTGAAAGGTGACATTGATGAAAATGTAGACCTATCTGGACTAGACTATACAGGAGGAGATATTACTTATGCCCACCCAAGATGTAGATGCTGGGTCACTTACACAACGGAGAAAGTATAAATCTAACCGTGAAAAGTTAAGTGAACTTTTGGATTTAGTAACTCCCCAAGACCAATTAAAGGACTGTGTTAAAGGTAAAATTCCTAAGCACTTTAAACGAAACACAATAAGGGAAAGAGAGGGGTTTGAAAAGGAACTTGAGTATTATAAGCTTGGGTTCACAACAGCCCTCTCTGAGCTTAATATAGAACTCTGGTGGTCACAGGCTGTACAGTTTGGTGCTTTCCTAAGTGGTAAGTACAAAACAGGCTACTGTGTGGCTACACCACGTTATGGTAAGTCATTCCTATGTGGTACAATGTCTGTGCATTTTGCCTATGAGGGTGAAAATTGTTATGCTGTAGGTTCTACACAAGAATATAGTGGTATCATTATTCAGCACGCAAGAGAAATTCTAGTTAAATCCCACCCAGAGGTAAAAGAAATGTTAACATTTGATGATGGTGATATTTCAGCCGTTGATAAAAAGCTTAAAAGAGGGTTATCAAGTTTCTCTAGTGAGGGTTTCTCTTTCCGTAATGGTGGTAAGCTAGAGGGTCTATCAGCAGGTTCTAACTTCACAGACCCAAGTAAGATTCATGTCATTGGTCGTGGTGGTAATATGTTTGGTGATGAAGCATCAGATATTTCATCTATTGCCCTTGGTCACATGGGAAGACGTGAGTTTGAAAGTGATGATGGTACAAAACTTATCATGTACCTAATCTCTAACCCACGTTCACTCAATGACTTCTTTGACTTCATGACTAATGAGGACTTGGCAGATGATGAGTTTGTAATGTGGCTAGATGTTGTCACAGCAATGGAAGAGGGTTCAATTAAATACACAAAAGATGAACTAATGAAATCACAGTTCACTATTACTGAAGATTCAATTCGTGAAAACCTTTTGTGTGAGTTCCCTGTTGAACGTTCTCAATTCTTTGATTCACAACCTGATGTTCTTGATGACTATAATCTTGTGAAAGAAAATGTAGACCTATTCCTAGGTATTGATAGCGCCTACAAGGGTGCTGATAGTATCCAGGTAACAATCTGTGCTTGTGATGAGAATAACCATTTCACTGTATTTGATACAGAGGATATTAAGCCACCAGATTGGGAAGATGGCGTGACTAATAAAGTTATTGTAGATAGGATAACAAACCTAGCTAACAGACTTAAAGTAAAAGCCATAGCAATTGATGCTGGGGGTGGTGCACATATTGTACAGCCTTTGATGATGAGACGTCTTGCTGGCGTTATTAACTGCCCTATTTATGATATTGACTTTGGTGGTAAGCCAACAGAGTTAAAAGTATTAGCACATGAACCTAGTGCTGAATATGCTTATAATAAACGAGCTGAACTTCATTTAATGCTTAGAGGTATGATGGAAGTTAAGAAAGTATCATTCACACGTAAGGTGTGGGATATTATAGCTCGTGAGATGTCGTTTGTTTCTGAAATTCAAAAACCAGAAGAACGTAAAGTCAAGATTAGACCAAAATCAGAAATTAAGAAACTGCTTCACCACTCTCCAGATACACTTGATAGTGTAATGTTGAGTCTACACAGTGCTGAAAGGTTCTACCTTGACCTATAGGAGATATGATGGACTATTACACATGTAATGATGATAAATGTGGTGCAAAGGAAGCAATGGACAGAGCTTTGCTAAAAGGTGATGGTGATGCACGCCTTTTCTACAATAGTTCTGGATATAAAGAGTATCCAATTGGTGATGACTTAATCACTGTGGAAAAACTAGCTATGGAGCTTCCAGATGTTGACTACATTTTAGATAACATTGTGAACTACATGTTCACTAACAGCTTAACAACAAAGAATAATAGTGAAGATGATAGCACTGTGCTTACAGATGATGGTAAGCTATATGACTACTTGTTCAGTCTTAACTATAATGGGCAACGTAATATTGATGTGCTTAAATCTGTTGCTAAAAACTATCACAAGTATGGTTACTGTGGTTTATTGGACACTGGTGATGGCTTAGCCTATGTACCACCATATTCAATTGTAGCCTGTGTTATTAATTACAAAGAAGCACCTGTGATTAAACAGACACTTACTTACCTAATCAAACGTTCAGACGTTTATACAACACCATATACTCGTGTTAAAAGTAACCCTAAAGATGTTCAACAATATAGTGAAGAAGAAGTTCTCAAGATTGTTAAAAACCCTGAGGATTACAAAGATGAGGTCATGGTAGTAAGTGAAGATGTATTCTCCTGTGTGAGATTGGATACTTCTAAAGTGTTTGGTGTAAGCCCACTACTCAAAGATAGAAAACGAGTAAAACTTATTCTAGATATTCTAGGACGTATGGACTATGACATTGTGCGTAACGGTTTAGGTACAATTGCACTTCAACTTAAAAACACAATGGAAGACCAAATCAATGAATCTGTGGAAAATGGTACAGCATTTGGTAGTGGTGACCTTGTGGATATGGGACGTCAAGCCAAATCAGAACGTAATCAACGACTTCAAAAAGAATATGAAAAGTTTGCAGAAAAACTAGCTAACATTGAAAATAATGATGTGCTGTTCTACTCTTCAGACTTTGATAAGTTGAATCAGTTGAAACGAGACACAAAAGTCACAGACTTTATTGATTTCATTTCTCAATATGCTCCAGCTATTGTGTGTCAAATGTTCGGTGTACCAGCTAGACTTCTTGATTTGAATAAAACTGTGTCTAACATTGGTACACATTCAATCATTGATAATGCAATGAAGAATACAATCATTCCTAAACGTGACCATTTCATAGGTCAATGTATGAAAGTACTTGAACATGCTACTGGCTTCAAACATATTAAATTTGCAAGTTATGAGTTCACTAAAGATTACAACTACATGAATGATACTTATATTCTTGATACCTATGAACGACTAATAAAAATGGGTAAAGAAGAAAAGGCTGAACAATATCTAGAAAAGAACTTAATTGTATAAAGGAGATTACTAAATGGTAATGAATATTGAAGAGCTACAAAATAGCTTCCTAGAAGCAACACAGACAGAAGAACCTGTGGCTATCCAAACACAAACTGGTAATTTGGTTAATGGTGATTCTACCCTAACAGGTATTAATGAACCAAAAGATTATAAGTTAACTTTGTGGCTACCTGTGCAGGACGGTAAAGCTCCAGAGGGTGCTAAACTTGTGATGAATAATAC